CCCGGCGAACTTGCCGTAAATATTGCCGACGGTGATATGGCGGTTTATATGGAGAATGCTTCCGGCGTCGTTAAGCGCGTCATCAACAACCCTGCCGGGTTGACGTACCCTACGGCTGACGGCACAGCAGGGCAAGTTGTGCAGACCGACGCTTCAGGAACCCTTTCGTTCGGCTCTGTTCAGCCGGTTATCACAGGAGCCGCCACGACTATTGATACCGAAAACCTTACTACCAGCCGAGCACTTGTGTCGGATGGTAGTGGCAAGGTTGCAGTGTCTGATGTTACTGCGACGGAGCTTGGCTATGTTGACGGGGTGACTTCTGCTATCCAGACACAGCTGAATGCTAAAGTTGACGAGGTAAGTTCAACTGATAACGCTATCGTTCGATTCAACGGCACGGGAGGTTCTGTGCAGAACAGTGGTGTCACTGTAGATGACAGTAATAACATCATAACTCCAAGCATCATTGGAACATCCTCAACAGGGTCTCTCCGTATGCCTGTTGGAACTTCTGCTCAGCGTGACGGCTCTCCTGCCACAGGAATGATACGGCACAACACCCAATACGGTTGCCCAGAATACTACAATGGAACCTTTTGGGTGCCGATGAATATGGGGGAACCTAACATCGGCGACCCGTTTGGCGGGGGTTTCTTTGCCGGATACATCTCTGAGACAGAGGACGGCGTAGCAACACATATGCTGATTGTCAGCCCGAAGGCCAGTGGTGAAACAACTGCCGCTTGGGATACAGTAGGTAATACAACAACTGGATTCACATCACTCATAGATGGTCCGACTAACTCCGCAGGACTTGCAGCTTTAGGTTCACGGTATGCCGCCGCAACTTTCTGTGAAGGGTTGACGATTAACGGTTATTCTGACTGGTATCTTCCTGCAAAGAACGAACTTGAGGTCGCCTATTACAACCTAAAGAATGTTGCAGAGGATAACTATTCTCCTGGAACTTACGGGAGTAATTCCAACGCCGTCCCGCCTTGGGAGCCTGTGTCTACCGCTTACACCGCAGCACGCCCTGCGCAGACGACGGTGACTGCGTTCAAAGTTGGCGGCGTTGAAGCGTTCGCTGACAACTACTTCTGGTCTAGTAGCGAGGTCTCTTCCACCGGCGCGTGGGACCAGAGCTTCTACTCTGGCGCCCCCGGACTCCAGTACTACTACGGCACTAAGACGCTCGTGATATACGTCAGGGCGTTCCGGCGATTAGCCATTTAATCCTTTAAACTTATGACTATGCACATAGTAGTAACAAACGTAGATAAACGAACTCGTCAAGCGTGTACTGACGCACCTATGACAAATGGCGTTGCCTTTCCCGCCCTCAACAATCTCGCGATTGAATGGCAGGATGAGTCCAACTGGCCTGTACAGGTTGAGAACGGTATATACCTTACCGCTCCGAAGTACTACGGCACTTGTGACGATGACAGCTTCACAGGATTTCCAGGAGTGCTTGAAGTCATCAGCGAGGAAGAGTATGCCGCAAGGCGAGAAGCAGAAATGGAGGCAAGGCCTGTTGTTGAAGCTCCTCTGCCCGAAGAAGTGCAGCCATAATGCCGAGCTGGGTTGAACACTTTGACATTGTCCAGGGGGTCCTGGTGCTCTGCATCGGGCTCATCGGGTGGTTTACGGCACGCACGCTCTCGCTGGTTGACCGCAACCAGGTGGAGCTGTTCCGGCGCATGCAGACGCTCGAAAAGGATTTTTACATGCTGAAAGGTGAGCATGAAGCCAACCAGGTCCATAGGAAAGTAATATGAGAACGACCCAGAATGTAAAGGCAAAAGCGAAAGCAGCAGCGAAGCCGAACCCGGCTCCGCTGCTGGTCATTCTCGACAACGGCCACGGCCGGGAAACACCCGGCAAACGCAGCCCCGCATGGTACGGCATGGAGCAGCTGATGGAGTGGGAGTTCAACCGCTCGATTGTTGAGCGGGTGGCAATGAGTCTCGGGCGGCTGAAAGTCGCTTGTACGCTACTGGTGCCGGAGGATGAGGACATCAGCATCACGGAGCGCATCAAACGCACCAACACCCTCGCACGGGGCGCCAAAGAGGAAGGCCGACAGGCCATCCTCATTTCTGTGCACGCCAACGCCTCACCCGATCCGGAGCGGCCCGGGAGAGGCTGGGAATGCTGGACATCAAAAGGCAATACCAAAAGCGACAAACTGGCCGAAATGTTCTACCAGGAAGCAGGCCGGTACCTCGGCCGCTACCCGCTACGGAAAGACATGGCCGACGGCGACGCCGACAAAGAGACGAATGCGTTCTCGCTGCTTTCCAAAACCATCTGTCCCGCCGTCCTCACCGAAAACCTCTTCATGGACAACCACGACGAATGCGAGTTCCTGCTAAGCGAACAGGGGAAAAACCTCATCACGCGGGTGCATGTCGAGGGGGTTGTGGAGTACAACCGGCAGTTTGGAACCAACCACATTTAAAAGGAGTCTCCATGGGTATTCTCGACATCATCACCGGCGGGTTCGGCCTCATCAAGGGGATCATTGACAACAAACAAGCCAAGCAGAAAAAGCAGCAGGAGATTGACCTGCGCAAAATCGAGAAGCAGGGGGCGCTTGACATCGCCAATCAGCAGGCGACAACGGATTACGATATTCAGGCCCTGAAGCAGGCAGAGCGGAGCTGGAAGGACGAATATCTCACCATCCTACTCTCGCTTCCGGTCATCGGGAGTTTTGTTCCGGGAGTGCAGGACTCGGTGGTGCTCGGGTGGGACTATCTCGCCAAGGCCCCCGTGTGGTTCCAGGTAGCCTTTATAGGGGTGATTGCCGCCACCTTCGGGTTACGGTGGCTTTTTGGTAATGTCAGGGCAAAAGATGTCCAGAGTGCATGAAAATCGCCATCAAAAAAAGCAGCATGCTGCCGCACCAGCAGGAGTTCTGGGAGAGTCAGTCCTTCATGACGCTGCTGGTGGGAGGCTACGGCTGCGGTAAAACATACATCGGGGCGCTGCGGATGCTCTGGCTGAGTTATGTGAACAGGCCCTACCCTAATCTGTATGTCAGTCCAAACTACAAACAGGCAGAGCGCACCATTGTCTTCACCCTTGAAGACATCCTCACACGAGCACGCATACCCTACAGTTACAACAAAACTAAATTCGAACTCTACATTCCGGGCTGGCAAGGGCTCATCTGGGTCGCATCAGGCGAAAAGCCAAACTCCCTCAAAGGGCCGAACATTGCAGCAGCCGGCATTGACGAACCATTCATTCAAAAGAAAGAAACCTTTGATGTCGTCCTGTCGCGTGTCCGCGAAAACAAAGCAGCGCACAACGAACTCTTCATGACCGGCACCCCCGAAGAACTGAACTGGGGGTACGATGTAGCAAAGAACGAAGAAGGCATGTACGACATCCAGGTCATCAACGGCCGCACAACCGACAACACCCACCTCAGCCGGCAGTTCGTCACAATGCTTGAAAACGCCTACGACGAGAACCAGGTCGCGGCCTACATGGACGGCAAATTCATCAACCTCTCAACCGGTCGGGTGTACCTGTACTTTGACAGGAGCAAAGACGAACAGGAATGGACGCCAAAAGAAGGGGACCAGGTCGAAGCAGGGATAGACTTTAATGTTGACTACATGACAGCCGAACTCTTTTTCCGACGAGGTAATGTCATCCACTTCTTTGACGAAATCCGCATGGTCGATGCCGACACCTACGCCCTGGCCATTGCAATCAAAGAGCGATATCCAGGCATCACCCTTTACCCCGACGCCAGCGGCAGCAGCCGAAAAACCAGTGCGCCAAAAACCGACCACATGATCCTGCGCGACGCAAAATTCAAGGTCCACAGCCCCTCAAAAAACCCGCCAGTCAAAGATCGGGTCAACGCCGTCAACAACATGCTGCGTAACCGCCGCATCACCATCAGCAAAAAATGCAAGCACCTCATCAAAGACCTTGAACAGCTGGGATGGAAAAACGGCGATGTAGACAAAAGTAACATCAAACTCACTCACGCATCAGACGCCGCCGGCTACGCCATCAGTTACCTTTTCCCCGTCAAAGTAGAGCGCGACTTCACAAAACCCCAACCACGGGCCTGGAGGCCCTGACACCATGGCACCTACCTACGAAGAGCTCATGCGGAAACATCCGCTCTACGACGAATACCTTGACGAGTGGTTATACTACCAGCAAAGCTACCAGGGCGGAAAAGAATACCGCGAAGCCTCGCTGCTCTACAGCTACGCATTCGAGAAAGAAGAAGGAGGAGGCGACTTCTACAAAGAACGGATCAACCAAACCCCGCTCGACAACCACTGCGAAAGCGCCCTTCACACCTACAGCAGTTTCCTCTGGAAGAAACGGCCAGAGCGCGACCTCGGCAGCCTGGTCACCGATCCCGAAACCCTCGCCATGCTCAAAGATGCCGACCTTGAAGGCACCCCGCTGAACGAATTTATGAGGGGAGTGCAGATCGAGGCAGGGATTTACGGGCACAGCTGGATCGTGATAGATAAAGCGGCTGGAGCATACAAAACGCTCGCTGAAGAAAGGGCAGCGGGCGCGCGGCCGTATCTGGTGCATTATGCGCCGCCAAGTGTCTGGAACTGGACGATTGAGCGGGGCCGGTCGGGGGCGGTGGAGACCACCTACCTCAAAGTGGTTGAAGAAGAACAAGGGTCAGACGGTAACACAACGCAAACAGTCCGCATCTGGACAAAAGAAAAAATAGAAGCGTACCGCATCAATGACAGCGGCAAAGAACCCGAAACCCTCATTGACAAAGAAAACCCCCTGGGAATCATCCCGGCCATCTGTCACTACGGGCGAAGCAGGCTGCATCGAGGCATAGGCACATCCGAAATCAAAGATGTCTCAAAGCTGCAGCAGTCAATCTACAACGACCTATCGGAACTCGCCCAATCAATCCGCAACACCAACCACGCCACCCTCGTCAAAAACGCCGACGACGACGCAAGCGGAGGAGCCGGCGGGGTCGTCATCATGGCCGAAACAACAGAACCCGGTAAAACGCCCTACCTCATGCAGCCGCAGCTGTTCCAGCTGCTCGGCATCACCGAATCAATTGAGAAAAAAGAGAACATGATTAACCGCATGACGCACCTCGCCCCTATCCGAAGCGTCAAAACCCAGCCCCAAAGCGGTGAGGCCATCAAAACAGAGTTCCAGCTCCTCAACGCCCTCCTTGCCGAAATGGCTTCAGGGCTGCAGATGACGGAGTACCGGCTGCTGAAGATCTTCTGCCGGTGGCTCGGGAAGGCGGCCGAGGGGGAGGAGATCATCATCAAGTACCCGGAGAAGTTCGAGCTGCGGGACCGGCAGCAGGACCTGAACCTCCTCAAAGAAGCCGACGGGCTCACGGTGAACAGCCCGACGTTCCAGCGCGAGTTGCAGAAGCTGATCGCAAGCATCACGCTGGAGGATGACGCGCAGCTGGAGGAGATCAACGGGGAGATCGAGGGGGGGTGAAGTGCAGCGGAATTGGCAGTTCGAGTTAATACGTTTGTAAATGCATTTTTAAACCTGCCCACCCACACCTTTGAATTTCTCCACAAAAGCAGCGATTTTCTGAAACACACTTTGCTTTTTTGTCAGGTATTGCGGATTCAGCGGGCTCATCTTGGGCAGAACGGCATTGAGTTCAGTGCCGTTATCACTGGCGAATTCCCGTTTGAGTGAAGTGGTGATATAGCGCATGGCCTCTACGGCATTGAGATTCTCGGTGGCGATCAACTCTTGCGCCTCGCGCTGTTGCTCCTTCTGGGCAAAGGTAAAGAAGGCTTCAATCACACTCGCCTTGTCCCCAATCTGGTCCAGATCAGTCTGATTGATGAAGTCCACCAGCAAACTCTCTTTGGCGCGGTTGCCCAGGCTCCCGCGAATTACGCGGCGAACTTCATCCACAAGTTCCGACTTGCTCTTGATTTTCTTGTTGTGCTCGAAGATCAGTTCCAGGATGTAATCCAGATTGATTTCCTGTGATTTGAGCAGATCCACCTCAAAAACCACGTCATCCCAGTCGACTGTGGAATTGTCCTTCTCGGAGGAAGATTTTTCCCGGCGCAGCCAGTCGCGAATATCGTTGTAAGTTGAGCGGTAGTCCTGAATCTTCCGATTCGCAGGGATTCGTATGGTTTGCAGCGCTACCAGGTCATCATCACTCAGATAGTGCTCCGCCTTGAAGGTTTCAACCGCATCTTGGTCGTTTGTGTCAAGGTCTTGCAAGGCCTTCAAGCTGGCAAACTCATCATAGTTTTGCAGCACATTCTCTACGCGCAAATACTCACCAAACAACTCAGTAAAGTCTTTTTTATCCTTTTCCAGTTCAATCTCATCAGGGTTCGGAAAGCGTTCCTCTAGCTCCTTCACCACATCCATAAAGCCGCGCCGTGCTTCACCGGTAGCTGCATCGGTAAAGCCTTCCATGTATTCCTTGTAGCTCTTTTCCAACACCACGTTCTTGGTGTTCTTGTCTCCGAACAGAGTGATGGCATCGATGGTCGCCTGTTCCAGATCGCGGAAGGTGATAATATTGCCAAAGGTTTTGGTGGCGTCAAAAATGCGGTTGGTGCGCGAGTAGGCCTGTATCAGGCCGTGGTAGCGCAGGTTTTTATCCACGAACAGCGTATTCAGCGTGGGGGCATCAAAGCCGGTCAGGAACATGCCCACCACGATCAACAGGTCGATCTCCTTGGCTTTGACCCGTTTGGCCAAGTCGCGGTAATAGTTCTGGAAGCCAGTGCTGTCCACACTGCAATTTATTTTGAACAGCGCGTTGTAGTCTGCAATGGCCGCGCTCAAAAACTCCTTGGCGCTGCTGTTCATTGCAGACACGTCAAAACTTTCGTCCTGAATGTCGCCCACCGCCTCCTGCTCTTCATTGGCGGCATACGAGAAAATCGTCGCCACTTTTAGGGGCTTGTCACTGCTCTTCTGCAAATCACGGAACGACTCGTAATACAGCTTGGCCGCATCCACACTGCTCACGGCAAACATGGCGTTGAAGCCCTTATTTGCCTGATAACCGCCCGCCTGCAGGCGGTGGGTTTTTTGCCGGAAGTTATTCAGAATGTACTGGGTGATCTCGCGGATGCGGTCGGGGTGCAGCAGCGCCTGCTTGTTTTCCGCCGCGCTCAATTTTTTCTGGTCCTGCTCAGTTTCGATGCCTTTGAACCGCGGACGCACATCGTTATAGTCCACCTTGAACTTCAACACCTTTTCGTCACGAATGGCATCAGTAATCACATACGAATGCAGTTCCCGCCCAAACACGCTTGCGGTGGTTTCGGCACCCAGCGCGTTTTCGGGAAAGATCGGCGTGCCGGTAAAGCCAAACTGATAGAACTTCTTGAATTTCTTCATCAGGTTCTTCTGCGCCTCACCAAACTGGCTGCGGTGGCATTCATCAAAAATGAACACCACCTGCTTGGCGTAGATCGGCAAGTCGGCTTCGCCCTTCATCAAGTTGTTGAGCTTCTGGATGGTGGTGACGACGATCTTGTTGTCATCTTTCTCCATGTTGTGCTTCAGGCCCGCTGTGCTGTCAGACCCGTTTACGCTGTCCGGTGAAAAGCGTTTGTATTCCTTCATGGTCTGGTGATCCAGATCCTT